CATGTCTCTTAATTAAATATACTTATTACCTGTTAATAGATTCAAGATAAGGTTAGCTAATCTTTTAGCGCCACTATCATTAGGGTGGATGTAAATATCACCATCATTTTTCAGGAATAATGTTTTATTAATATCGCATACACCCATGTTTTCATATGCACTAATAGACGGTACACCATATAGACTAGCAATTTCGCATAATTTTTTAGAATAGTCCAATGTTGTTAGTCCTATATTGTTTTTAGTTTTTTCACTAAAACTCTCCATATAACCAAAGCTTGTGCCAACACAGTAAATTGACGCTGACGGGTATTTGTTAATAATATTTTTAAACATAGCATGACACCCACCAGTGAAATTAGTTACATCATTTTCGTCACCGTCTATAGCAACATTTTGTGCCCAATCGTTCATACCACCCATTATAATTAGAAAAGATAAATTTGGGAGTGTGTTAATTCTTTCTATATTACACATGCTTGTTGTATTATTACCGCTTATTTTACTACCGTCAACACCGTAGTTTTCTGTACTACAATGTAATTCACGTCTTAAATATTGCTGCCAGTTGTTAGCATGTGTAATACTATCACCATACGTTATTATGGTTTCACCGATGAATTTATTTGAAGCGTAATTGCTTAGTGTAGTCCAATTATTTCCATCTACCTTAATGTAATTAGTTTTAGTGTTAATGTGATAAAACATATAAAAATTGTTTAAACTTGAAAAACTGTTTTTATATACCAACAAAAGACCAAAACCAGTTGTAACAGGTAAATTACTACCAGTAATTTTAATTACTGGGTACCACCCATTATTCAATGTTGATAATTCAGCTTCACCGTTATACGTTAATCTTGAATTGAACAATGTTTCAGTATTAACGTAATTGCTTAGTGTAGTCCAATTATTTTCATCTACTTTAACGTAATTAGTTTTAATGCTAGCATCTAAATAGATAAAATAGTTATTGGTTACACCAGCTACATGTGGATAAACAATAAGCAACCCAAAAACACTGTCCGTTGGTAAATTTGTTTTAGGCGTAGAGCTAACAACAGGATACCAACCTGGTTTTAATTCTGATAAAGGTGTTGTACCGTCGTATGTGTTGAACGATAATAAAGCTGAGTTAAATTTATCTCCTACTATTTTAGCATCAGCGCCTGCACCACTAATTGTTAGCGTTTTATCAATAACAGGTGTTGTTGGTGTGATATTTTTAGACAGCCATTCAGCTATCAAATTAGGTAGTAAAGGAGCAATTAAGTTGGTTAATTCACCACTTGAAGCCATAGTATCCAGTTTATTATTAATTTCCTCTTGCACATCAAGTGTACTAAAGTACTCATTAACATAACCCTGCAATTTCTTATATGCTTCATGTAAACCAGTTACATCACCCTCAAGCACACCAACATCTTCCATGGTTTTATTCAGATAATCCACCACTTTACAAAGCAGTTCATAATAGCTCAAACTATCATCATATACCAAAGGTAACACTTTTTGGCACCAAAATCGAAACGGTTGCAAATCTTTGTAATCACCCAAAGTAGGTGTAAAATCAGCAGGTGGCAAAGGTGTTATACTTCTAACACTCATAATATAATTCTCCTTTCAATCTACCAAATTCCAAAGAATAAGTCACTGAACTCATCAATAACCATCATATCAATGTTCAAAAATGTTTCCCTAAACTTGCTCAAAAGGCTACTAAAACTTTCTGTTCCTTGTTTTCCGACAAGTGTTTCAAGATAATCCTCTGTTGTATCAACATTACTTGTCACACCCTCTATGTTTTTCTCTGTGTTGTTTACTTCTCCACTATCACTACCATTTACAGAATCTGTTATTTTTCTAGCGTTCGTTAAGTACGTTTCATTTTCAACACCAGTCAATGCACCTTGAGGCGTGTCACTATACAAATCTTTTTTGTCTTCATTGCTACTTGTGGTTCTATTACTTGTGCCGTTACTTGTAACATTAGTTTCTCTATTATTTGTTGCATCTGTATTTTCTGTTCTTTTATGTTCTCTAGTTAAGTCCACATCATGCATAGGGTCAAACTTAATCTTAGCACTTTCATAAAGCTGATTGTAATAAGGCATAATCTCTTCAAGTTTTGTGTTCATCCAAAGCGTCCAGATACCAACCGTTTCACAACATATCTCTCTCAGATAATAATGTTTCAAAATCTTCTGACAAAGTACACTTCTGTATTCTTCATCAAAGAACGTCACCTTACTCGTGAAAATCTTATTCCACGAATTAGCAATAATTTTATCAACATCACCACTACCGCCAGACACTTCAAGTCCACTTTTGCTCTCGCATATAAACCTAACTTCTGTAGTGTATTTACTCATTATTATCACCACCTTTACTAGTAGCACATAAGGAACAACAAATTACACCAACGCTACCAAACAAAGTACCAAGAATAAAAGCAATAAACTCACTCATTTCCTACACCCCCCTATTGTATTTGCACCTGGTTCACCTTGAACAGTATTGTTATCACCCTGCTGAAAATCTTCGCGATAATTAACCTCAATATTAGTACCAAACATAGCGTTAATTTTATCAACAGCTTGTCTTCTGCTCTCCAATCTACTGTACCTGCTTGCGATAGTTCCACCTTGATTTCTAGTTACTTCATCAGTAATCAACCTTTCTTTCTTCTGAATGTTGATATTAGTGATACCAAGATAAGTCAAAGCTTCATTCCATATCTGCGTTTTCAGCTGATATAATTTATCACAAACATACGGCGCGCCTGTCTGCAAAACTTTTAGTGCATTTAAATCTAAATTTTTATCGCCAAAAATAAACGGTGCGTTACCATCATACTCCTTATACAAGTTAATCAATGTCATTCTTTGTTTTTCTGTACCTTGCACTAAAACGGGTGTTTTCTGTGCATTTGCATTAACATCAATAATCCTATCAAGGTTGTATAATCTTTTAGCGAACATCTTAACATCAAGAACGCTGTTTGTGTGCAGATAATTGTTCCATATAATAACACTATTACTCTCTTTCAATAACTTCTGATAGTTGTTATACCCGGAGTAAGCTCTACGCAAAACAGGGTCACCATACACACCAAGTCTACCACTAGCAATACAATCCAAGCACAAGTTTCCAAGCACGTCATCGTCAAAGTATACCATGCACCCAGTTTCAAATAGATGTAGTTCAAGATATCTTGCATCAACACTAGGTGGTAAGTTTTTCCATTCAAACATACTTATAGCTAACTCTGTAAGCCTGTTCAAGTACTGCATATATGTTAAGTTATTCAGTGTAGCACTGTCACCAAACATATCTGTAATACCACGTTTCCTACCCATATCTTAATTTTTCACCACCTTTACACTGTATTATCTAAGTTATACTGACCAACCTCTGACCCATTCTTCCAAAATGTAACACCATTATCGTATATATTACAAATCTTACGCATATCATCAGCAGGAACGCTACCAGTAACAGTAGCACCAACAGTTTTAACATAGTTCCAATGCGGTCTACTGCTTCTGTTAGGTTTCTTACACCTATTTACAGCGTATCCAAACATGTAAAAATAGTCGTCAATCATTTTTGCATACTCAGCAGTAATACTACATCTACCACCATAGAAATTCTTAGTGCCACTAGCCACTTCAACTGACCCACTGTATACATTACCTCTAGTGATATCAGCTTTAATACTAGCTTGGTATCCTTGCATAAGTAAATTTCCTGCTTGGTTCGCACCCTTAGTACCTGTTCCTTTTGGAACTAATTCACTTGCACCAAGACCAATACTCAATCCACTTGTAATTGCTGTAGCTGTAATAGGTAAGCTATTTTGAGCAAGCCATGCTCTAAAAGCGTCTGTACTCCAACTGCACAAAGGATAATCTGTAAGCGTCAATGTCTCTGTAGTGAGTGGAACGTCTTTACAACCCTTATAATACATAGGTCTAAGTGCAACCTGCACAGGGTAAGAAATAGGTATTAATACTTTAAACTGAGGCAATAAATCATCAAATAGTTCATATCTGTAAACACCACTTTGTCTGCCTGCATTAACGCTATAGAAATTATATGGATAAGTATAAAGTTTTTTGCATTTAGGCTTGTAACCATTAATTGTCATATTCTCTGATAGCTTAGTAACATTTACCACAGTACTATAACAAGAAGTAGACTTAATAACGTTAACACCCTCACCACTAGGTATTGCTTGCCCAACAGCAATAACTGGACACATGTACATAGCAACAACAGCTTCAGGTTTTTGGTTATAGTTGGCAAGAAACCCAGTAATAGTGCTTGCGTCACTAGCATTAAATGCGTGTAAGCTACATCCGCCGTAGATTCCATCATACAAATTACCGTCTGGTGCTGTACTATTATCGTTAACCATAATAACTACAGCCATAGGGTTAATAGTATTTAGTAAACTCCCAAAATCATTAAACACATACTCCCCTGTGTTCACGCTTTCTGGTTCGTAATGTTCGCCAATCTGGTCACTGACTGGGTGTTCCCTCTCAACATAGCAATAGTCTGGCTCACAATCAAAGAACCATGTCTGCATAACATCAAGTTCAAAGTAAATCTCTGCACATTCATTGTTTACAAACTCAACAGCTGTGATGAAAGCGTAAAACCACTTATCTCCGTAAGCTGTATTCTGGAACATCATGTAATTACAGTCATACAAACTATCAGCTTTTATACCAATTCTTGCTACACCTTTTTTCACTCTTTGATATGTGTAGTTTGTAAGGTTATACTTCTGCAAACCAACAAAGTAATTGTACTGTGCGGTTTTGCTTGCAAAGTAAATTGTGTGGTCATAGGTTGTGTCAAGAGGTACATCTTTAAGTAACCTTATATTTGTTGTAGGTTGTATATACATTCTACCACTCCTTTCTAGCAAGGGTGAGTCAACAATGTGATACACCCTCGCTTTTAGAATCAGGCTTTGTTAAGTGTAACAGTTGAGTCAACCGTAGTAGAACCATTAACTGCGGTAGTAGCTGTGTAATTTACACCATTAATCTCCGCAACAAGAGTGATATCTGTTTCAATCTGTGATGCAGGGATAATAAGTCCACCGTATTTCTGAACAGCAATACCTGCTTTGGTGAGTGCTTCGGTCTGCACAAAGTTCACATTCTGTGGACTGAGTCCTGCACTTTCAAAGTCAGCACTGATAGTAAATACGGTCGCTACATCACTCTCGTCTTTAGCATCCACATGGACGGTAATAGAATCTGGCAGAGCAACGTCAGCACTAGATGTTACAAACACAACTGCATTTGCGAACGGAGAATTTGAGATTGTTTTCCATGTATGATAGAAATAGTTCCAGTACAAACCAGAAGCAACATATTTCTCCGTAAATTTGTTATTGTTATCGTAAACCTGGAACCAATTTTCATCCAAAATAACAGCTTTTACGTTTGCTAACAGTGCTAACTCGTCTGCTGTTACTTCTTCGATTCCATCAGAGTTTGCTCTGATAACATCAAACCGTTCATTGTCAAAATCAGTCCAGTTGTCAATAAGGAACAGTCTACCCATGAAATCTGCCTTATCCATATTGAACGCACTTGCAAGTACATTTACGTCAAACTGTGCGTTGAACATAGCATCCATAAAGATAACCTGTCTTTCTTTCGGTGTGGTAGTTCTAACTCCGAGTTCGTTGTACTCACTTGACATAAACGGTAACAGATTAGATGTTCCTCTAAACTGCACAGCTGCTTCACTAAGGTTTGTACCATCACCGATAGATGCTGGTAACATTTTTCCATGACTGATTGCTTTAATAAGTAAGTATTTAAACAGTAGAAACTCGTCATACTCCGCTGCTGTGTATACACTGTCAACAATTTTAGCAATAAGGTTCTGAACACCGTCAATGCTAAGAAATGCCTGACGTAAGTCCTCGTCCTGAATAGTAACTGGATACATTACTCTCCAGTTCATAACATGGAACGCTGAACGAACATCTGGGATAGTTCTCTGGAACTCACGCTTTGGCGCTTTTTCTACATTAAAGTCAACAGCTTTTGCGATAGATACGAAAATATCCTCGACAGTTTCTCCATACTCAAGGTAGCCTTTCTTAAGGTTAGTGTAAGGGTTGTTAAAAGTTGCACTCTGTACACGAACGATTGCAATCCTGTTTACCAGAGCATTGATAAACTGATTTGCAAAAGCAGGTGTTCCATAAATGACTTCTCCTACTTTAGGAATGTCGTTAGCGGTTGCAACTGTTGGAACATTCTGCTGATAATCATAAGAAGCGTTCTGTCGGATTACGTTGAGAATGTCAATGGTTGACGCATTGAGCGTACTGTTTGCAATTCTTCTTGCCATAATTTTATCTTCCTTTCTTTAATGAATTTATTGCTAAACTGTTGTAAACAGTTCTGCAAACGTCTTAGGGGGTTGTGACTCTTCTGGTTTAGGCTCATCAATGTCTGGTTCTGGGTCTGAACTGTAAAAACGTTCGGTGTACTTTTTTCGCCATTCAGCGTCATTTTCTTCGTACTTAGTTTTCCAGTCTGTTCCGTCACCATTTGCCTTTGTTTCCAAGTCAGAGAGTGTGTCTGTAACATCTTCCAAAAATGCGATTGTTTCATCATCAGTCTGTTCACCTACTCTGACTCTTAATTCTTCTAGAATTTCTTCCCTAGTTTTTACTGACATGGCGCTCTCCTTTCTACGAGATTTTTGTCCATTTTGCGGTATCAAATAATACACTTAATCTTAATGAAAGAGGGTGATTAGGTGAAAGCATAATTGTTCCATCATCTGTTACCATAATAGTAAAACCCTCTTCATGTTTGTAAGTACCCGTTTTAAACAACATATCTGTCTTCATCTCCTTTCTTATTAATGATATCTTATCCACATCCATATAGGCATTTTCTTTTTACGAGCAGAGGGTGTTCCGCCACCACCACCACCTGCTGAATAAAATCTATACATAAGTACAGCATTGTGTAACGCCTGTTGTCTTGATAAATAGTACATTGGTTTTGTTTCCCAATCTACGATTGAAGTGTCATTTGCATGAAGTAAAATATATTCAAGAGCTTCATGAGCAAATTCAATTCTTTCATTAAGTGCGGGTACACCCGGTCTTTCCCAACAAGTACAAAACGCTTCTGTTAATGAAGCAACATTAGTTGAATCGGATGTTAGAAATTCCGTTAATGAAGATATACCATCAAATGTACCAATCCAATCGTCCTCTACGACTAAATATTGCATTTGCCCGTTTGGACTTGTATTTTCATAACCATTTTCATTCAACCATGTTAACAATGCGTCACGTCTTGACCCATCCCACTGAAACAAACCAAAAGCACCACCGCCAAGCTGAGAAAGTGTGGGGTTAATATGACTTTCTCGCCAAGCATTACCTGCTAAAGCTGCGATTACATAAGCACTTGCACCATACCCAGTTGCACCACCTTCGCCGTATCTAAACAGTCTCGGAAAAGAACGTTCATAGTCTGGATTTCCGCCACTTGAACCTATACTAACTTGATTAGCAAGTGGCGCGTTGTCTGTATGCGCTCCCATGAAAACACCTTTACCACTTCCACCACGATAACACATTTCGGTGTGACCGTTGGATAGACCTATATCTCCTGCTAAGTATTCACCACCAGAATCAACTTCTCTAAAACCTAAACGCAAAAGTTCGGACGGTTCTGAATAAGTAGTAAAGGCGTTATGCTTTGGCGCATACGAGGGTGTTTCAAAGCCACCTGCCAGTAATGCGTAGTTTATAAATGAAGAGCAATCGTAGTACGTTATACCGCCAACTGTTTGTGCGTTACGGTATGACTGTGAATACCCCACATTAGGTGAATTACAAGTTGCTACTGCCCATGAATATGCTTTATTTATGTCTGGCATATTTTTAACTTATGACAGCATCTGGTTTACAAGTTTACGAACAGCTTCGTAGTCATAACCTGCTGCGGTAAGTTTCTGCTTTCTTGCATTACCGTTTCCCCACTTACCTGCAATTACTTCTCTTGCAATTTCTTCGTTAGATTTTAGCTGTTTTCCAGACAATAGTGCGTTTACTTTTGCACGAACAGCTTCGTAATCATAACCTGCTTCTGTGAGTAATTTCTTTCTGGTACTACCATTACCCCACTTACCTGCAATCACTTCTCTTGCAACTGTATCAAGTGATACATCTGGTGTAACTTCTGTGTTCTGTCCTGCGTATCTAAGGTGTCTTGCCCAACCACCTGAGTATTCATAATAATTGTGAATATAAATTTCTTTACCCGTCTGGTCACCGATTTTACCACCTGTGGCTGTTCCTTTTTCATTGATTGAAGCCTCTGCAATTTGAGAAGCGTTGATGCTCATACAAACATGCTTGTTTGGTGTCAAATGTACATCACCTGCTAACCATGGTGCTTTACAATCAACAAAACCTGCTTTTCGTAGCTGTGACTCAAGATTACCTGTCCAAGAATAAGGTGATACGTTAAAACCTGCTTCATGCAGTGCTGTTCCAACAAGAGATGAACAGTCATAATCAGGACCGTTTCTGCTTGTTTGGTCATAACCATGTGCGTTATCGTTTGCTACGTCAGTAATAAAATGAACAGCTTTCATAATATTAGGCATAATTTAATTCTCCTTTTTTACATTTGAAATGTGAAACAATTCCATCAGTTTTTCTGGTAGAATGTCTGGGTTAATCTTGCATATGTTTTCGAGTATAGACACCAATTCAGTTGTACACACATACAGGATAATAATAGGAAGAATTGATACCCCAAACTGAAAACCAATTCTTGTGCCCTGTGTGTCAACTAACCAAGCTACAAAGTAACATAACAAGAACCCAACTTTTTTGAAAAGACCGTCACGCAATTTAGATGACTGAATGTCTTTGTTTTTTACCGCTGTTATGATACCAGTAATTAGGTCTAAAGCATTGAAAACCAGTGCAATAATTATGGTGTAAAACTGCTCCATTCTTTTCGCCCCTTTCCTTGTTTATTTATCTTTATTATAGCATATAACTAGACAAATTGCAATAGGTGTGTTATAATATAATAAGAAAGGAAGTGATTATAACGTGGGCGTGTATTATGATGGTACTAAACTATTATCTATGCTTGACATAAATGGTAACAAACCAGAAATATATATGTGTACAACTAATCGTACTGGCGGTAAGACAACTTATTTTGGAAGATTGTGTGTAAATAGATTCTTAGATAAGAACGAAAAATTTGGTCTTCTTTATAGATATAATTATGAACTTGATGATGTTGTAGATAAGTTCTATAAAGACTTAGGAAGTTTATTCTTTAAAGAGCATGAAATGACAAGTAAACGCAGAGCAAGTGGTATTTTTCACGAGTTATTCTTAGATGACAAAAGTTGTGGATACGCTTTGAGTCTTAATAGCGCAGACCAGATTAAAAAATATAGCCACTTATTTTCAGATATTATGCGTATGATATTTGATGAATTTCAGAGTGAAACTAACCACTATTGTAATGATGAAGTTAAGAAGTTACTTAGTGTTCATACTTCTATAGCCAGAGGTCAGGGCGAGCAGGTCAGATATGTTCCAGTTTATATGCTTAGTAACCCAGTAAGTATTATTAACCCGTATTATGTTGAAATGGGTATAAGTGCTAGACTTAAAGACGATACTAAGTTCCTACGCGGAGATGGCTTTGTACTTGAACAAGGTTTTATATCTAGTGCAAGTGAGGAACAGAAAAGTAGTGGTTTTAATAGAGCTTTTGCAAAGAACTCTTATGTTGCTTATAGTAGCGAATGTGTTTACCTTAATGACAACAAAAGTTTTGTTGATAAGCCTACTGGTAAGAACAGGTATATTTGCACTCTAAAATATAAAGGTACTGATTTTGGTTTGAGAGAATTTACAGAGGACGGTTTTATCTATTGTGATGATAGACCAGATACTACATTCAAGACTAGAATAACCGTAACAACGACAGACCATGAAGTTAACTATGTTATGTTAAAAAGAAATGACTTCTTTTTGTCAAACCTTAGATATTTATTTGAACGTGGTGCGTTCAGATTCAAAGATATGAGATGTAAAGAAGCGGTACTTAGTGCGTTAAGTTACTAAGTTATCCACATTAGAATGTGGAAAATGTTGAAAACTTTTTGGTATCTTCTCGTGTTTCCATCAATGAACGGGTAGGGTAGCACACTTGAAATGATAGTGCCTATTTCGCTTGTCGTTTTCGCTGAACGCTTTGTTTGGTGCATGAGTTAAAGATATAAATAGAAAGCAGGGATGTGAACTTAGTTCACCCCTGCTTTTCTTATAGGTGATTACTTTCTTTTAGCGTCCTTAACCCATTCTAAATCTTCACTATTAAAACTCTCTAATATGAATGAACCTTGTGTATCTTCGTGTGAAATTGTAATACCTGTTTTAATACAAAGCTCCTCATACTGCCTGATAAAATCGTCATATTTATCATAGTCATTTGTTTTATTCATTTTATACACCTACCTTTCACCTGTTAACCAATATATACGATTTCTTTATTCTGTTTTTCTGCATAAACTTTTTCATATGTTACACCGTTGCCTAACTCTCCATTTTCTTTTCTCAAAATATAAACAACGTCACACCAATCAATATTTTCATAGCACTTCATTATTAAATCGTCAAAATTTAATTCTGGTGAACTCTTCACAAACCTAACGACATTACCCTTTATTGTGCTTAATGTGTTACTGATTAATCTTATTTCTCTATGCTGAGTTAAAGAACCTATTACATATATTTTCATAATCTTATTTCTACCTCGTTTCAACAATTAAATCAACTAAACTTTCTCGTAACGATACTCTGACATCCTTAATACCTATTACATTATGTACTAATTTTGGGAAATATTCTTTAGTGCATCCTCTGCCTACCATTTTACCGTTAATTTCTAAATCAAAAAATATCGAAAGGTATTAGTAGGAGACATTCATTCTGTGTAATATATTTTGAGTAAAGTTTTCTACGTTTACATTCAAATTCTATTTCTTGTAAATGTCTTTCTCACCACTTATATGGTTCTCTAATCTACAACCAAGTTCATTAATTCTTTTTACAAGGTCCTCATAATTCTTATTAAACATACTTTTACCTCATTTCATATGGTGTGTCGATGAGTAGGATACCACCCCGAATTCTCTTTGGTCTTAATTTTCCCGGAACTTTTAAACCTACTCTAAAGTCTCTAAGATTTCTCTTTATTGGTCTGCCTGTTTTTCTTTCAAACAAGAACTCTTTTTCATCTTCTGTCCATTCTTTGAATACATTTGTTTTGTTATCCATGTAACCTTTAATATCCGCATTACCGTTAAGAGATATTTCAAATAAATCTTTACATTTCTGTGGCATACCTGCACACTTAATGTTGTTATACGGTGTGTCAATAGGTTTCAAATTTTCTTTAACTACGTGTTCAATGTAAGTCTTTTGTCTGGTGAAAATAGCTACATCCCAACAACTCTCTAACTTCCAACAACAGAAGTCTTTATCATGTACCTTAATTCCAACAATCTCTTGTGGTTCAAGATCACAATGTATGCTATCTGTATCGGCGTATATAAAACCTCTCTTGTCTTTACCGTGGTAGTTCTTCTGTGCGGCTCTAATTGTAAAGTTTCTTGCATAACTTGTAATAGCCGAACCGACTGGTATATAACCTGGCTTCTTGTTAGCTTCTGCAACAGGTAAAAAACCAATGGTTTTATCCTCTTTAACATAAGCAAGTTTAAAACTACTATCCATACTACTTGCCATTTTACCGTACAAATTATTAAGGAACAACTTTGCTAACTCACGCAACGCCCCTTTGCTCTCTCCTTTGATTTTCTTATACTTATCTATATACTCGTCAAAGATACCGATTTCACTATGAAACCAACAACCGTCTAAAATTTCAAAATCTACAAGTTCGTAGTGCTCTTTCAATAACTCGTAGTCAGTCATTGTCAAAACTAACTCAACTCTAGTGTCGTGTATGTTACCATCTTTATCGGTATAATGTGTGTAATACTCACCAGTTCGCTTGTCATACACATCAGATGTTTCAAGTGCTTCTGTACCTTTGTACAGTAGTGACGATTTTATTTGTATAAATGGTAGCTTATCTGGTTTAATGTAGAATCTTGTCTTAACTCTTACAAAGTAATATTTATCGTCTGAAAGTGCAACATCTGGTATTATATTTCCTTTCCAAAAATGTGGTAGACCTACTGGGTATCGATTACCACTCTCACTACTCATCATGCTAGGGTACAATGAATTTACATCTGCTGTCGTACCTTTTGTAAAAATCTTGTTCTCTTTACCCTTGACAAGATAACACCAACCGCCTCTATACGATTTACGTATGTATTCTCCTGCATTGGGATATCTATGTGCTTTCTCGTCTATAGTAATAGTGTATATATCTGGAAACATTTCGTTGTAATCAAGTATATTCTTTGTTGATGCCTTGCAAATCGACTTGTATTCTTCCAAACAACATGAACCTATTGTCAATTTGTTGTGTCCTTGTTGGAACATTATCTCCAACGCTTCTTTGACTACAAGAACATCATTAGCTATATACTTTCTTTCTTCCTCTGTTATGTTACAGCCTGCATACCTAAAACCAGTGTACTCCATATCAAGCTTCTTGTGCTTAGTCCCGAAACTTTCACCGATACGTTGTACGCTAAAAGGTAGTAATTTAAGGGAATCTCTAATCTCTATGAAATGATTATTGACCTTGATAATAATGTTGTACCACATACCTTTATCAGATATACTATACTTGAATGTCTTATTTTCCATGTACTTCTCTGGAATCCACTCAACATCATTTTCGTTTTCTCCTACCTTTTTGTATGCTTGCTTATATCCCTTATCTACTAACAAATAGGATAACCAAAATGCACCGTCAAATTTCAAGTTATGATAATACGCTACTATGTTACATTTCTGTACTAGAAAATAATCGAATTGTTCTTCAATGCTATGAAATATGTTTACATCTTCTGTGAACAATTCAACGGACGCGCTAGCCCAGACTTCTGTGTTAACCTGCCCTTTATAGACGGTTGTTTCAAAGTCGCACATAAAGTAACGAAACTTTTTAACTTTCATAGTGGGATGCTGTAATCCTCTTCCTCTTCCATCGCGTCCATTATTTCACCCTTAAACAGTGGTCCTGCTTCTGGTAAATAGTTTAACATTTCAGACATATACTGTGTTAGTTTGTCTTGTGAGTAAACTATCTGATATGTAACAATTAAACCAGCTTCTGCCCCATCATTCAACATTGTTGCAACATCGTGTGCGTCATTTGTTAATAGTATTTTGTCTAACCAAGATAGTAACAAGTTGCTAGCACGTTCATTAAATTGTCGTACGTGTGACCTAAAACCACTGATAACAACAGCATCAAAAAATGTTGCGTCTTCTGATATGTTCTCGGGTGGTTCAAAACCTGGTGTATTAGTTGGTTGCTGTTTTGGATGTGTTAGCCTATATTTTCTAGTTTGTGCTGATTTCTTTGCTCTTAAAGAGCGTTCCAACTTTAAACCTTCTATTGCAGGCACTATTTCACCGTAAGTTGCTAAACCGCCATAGACAGCTTTCTGGTATAGCTTCTCTGGTGTTATTTTTGCAAGTTTTTTCACGCTTGCTTGTGTTACACGTTTAGGTCTTTGTGGTAACACGTTATCACTGAATTGGTACCCACGTTTTTCTGCTCTACTTATAAACTGTTTAATACGTTTGACTTGTTTAGAGTAAGCACGTTCCGCAGGTGTTTGTTTTCGGCTTTTTGCCATAGTATTCACCCCATAATTGAAAGCAGGGAGACACTTTAGTGTGGTACTAAGAGTGTCCCCCTCAATTTATTATCTATTGCACCCTACATTATGCAAGACTGTCAACATCCAGTACGCAGTTGATATAATCACGACCTGCTTTTGTTTTGCCAGAAGTCTTAATAACTGTAAACGGTTTATCCTTCATGATGCTTGAAATATCACCGATTGACCGCTTAAATGTTGCAGACTGGCAACTGTAAACCTTCTTCTCTGGTGTAATGATTGACATTATCTCAACAGTCTCTCCAGTGTTCTCTTTTACATCCTCGAATGTGAGAAACCCGTCAACTGTAATATGTTCACCGTCCTCTACATCTTTCGCTGAAATGATTGATGGTGCAATCGTCATAAGATACTGTTCTACTTCATTAAACTCTCTACTCTGTTCAATAATTCTAATCATGGTGTTTGTCTCCTTTTATTAATACTTAGTTGTGTTTGTTTTATTCTGTTACTGCTGCGTTTCTAGGTGGAAGCACTTTTGCATGCTGAATGAATTCCTGCTCTGTCATACCATACAAAGTCTCGATTTCTTCTTTGTCTACAATATGTACTGCTTTAACTGTCTCAGTTTCAAGTAGCGGACGCACTTTCTTTAACAGTGCTTCATCATCTTTGTATGTACGCGGAACTGTAACTGACTCGTTAAACGGTTCACCTTTCTGTACGTCCAAACACATTACATTCACTTTTGTTGCTACGATTGTTCTTGTTACCATTGGTACTCTTGCCATAATTTCTGTCTCCTTTCTGGCTTGTTTGATTGTTATATTAGTACACTATTGTACTAAGTAGCAGGTACTGGATTCGAACCAATGTTTCCGGTGTCCTCGACCTCGATACAGTGTAACTGTATTCGCATGAAAGTATAAATATACTCCCGGCGTGTTACCACTTCACTAACCTGCTATGGGGTGATGAGGGTATACCTATTTAAGATACCCCTCACTGGCAACGTAATTGTAATTCATCTTCATTACTCTTATATTGTAACATACTGTACTTAAAAAGTCAATACTTATTTTCAATTTTATTAGTGAAAATAATATTTTAAAATATATTTCTTGTACTGTTTTACAATAACGTCTGACACAATTTTACTTGATAAACCTACTGATAATTGGACAGCTATGTTGTTAATAGTATAATGATATGTGCACCCATTCGGTGAATTAATATCTACTATAAGTACGTTATTAACTATATGTATGAATACTACGCCTTTTACACGTCTACTTAACTGTTTTTTGAGTGCATTTTTGAAAATTTTCTCCATGATAACATTCTCCTTTTCTGTTTGTTTAATTGTCAAGGTAATATGACCAATTATTGGTCAAAAGGGTGTACAGTGTTGAAACTGTAACCGTGCCTGTCACGCACCCTAGATGTTGGTACTTTCGTTAAAATTTTAACAATGATTTAATTTTTCAGATTTCATTTTCGGGTCTTCATCTTTACACATTTGTAAGTATTTGTGAACAATATACCACGCTATAGCTAGCATACTATCTGAACCTAATTTCTCGACAAACGAATATAGCTTTAACTCTACATCTCGTATATCATCAAGCATTTGTTGATATATTGCCAGTGTATTATCATATTCTTTATCTGTTAAATAAGAATAACTTAGCATAAATTCTTCTTTTGTAAGCCTTGTGAAATCATACATCTTTTCTTTATCGCCTATAAAATTGCCTTTATACATAATATCTCTCCTTTAATGTTGTGTTAAACTAGTGACTAGTTCTCTTCTTTGGTTGTGTTACGTGGTGGTAACACATGTGCTAGTCTGATGAATTCCTCTTCATCCATTCCTAGCAATAACTCTTTGCTGTCCTGTGACTCAATATGTACGAGTTTAAACGTGTCAGTCTGAAAAAGAGTCTGTAATTTCTTAAGTAACACCTCATCTGTGTACTGCCCACCAATATCATAGGACTTTACTTGTACCTCTGCTGTAGTAACGTCAAGTGTCATGACCTCTGCTGTTGTCTGCATAACTGTTCTTGTAACCATTCTCTTTCTTGCCACAATTTATCTCTCCTTTTATGTTTGTTTATATCACCAATTTTGGCGAAATGGTAAGGTAGGACTTGAACCTACCTAAGCACCGACTGCTTACCAAAACTTTGCATGTTTACGCTCTGCGTATATTCCCTCTCCACTACCACTAATTCTTTTCATATCATAATACGAAATATCTCCGAAATATTCTTTTAAGAACCAGCCGATTTGTTTTCTTGTAGATTGGCTATATGTACCAGTACAGTATAATATATAGCCATATTCCTCAAATGGAACAGCACTTATAACAAGTGTTGTATAACTTATAAAATTTATTGTTCCGTTATCTTCAATTTCTACATGA